GTTACGCGTAACGCAACGGCCCGCCGGCGACGGTAGCGCCCGAGGTCAATCCCACAAGCTCACCCCCTCCCCGGTCGGGCTGGGCAGATCCGGCAGATAGATCACCACGCCGGAGCGGTAGGGCTGGGGCTCATCCGCCAACCCCTGATTGGCATCCAGCACCGCTTCGGTGCTGCCGTTCAGATGGCCATAAACGTTATGGCAAATGACATCGAGCATGTCCCCATCAGACGTTCTGCATGTCGTCGCCATAGCGCCCAAACTCCAGAGTGAACCCTTGTTTACGCGGAATCCCGCCGTGCAAAAACGCGCCCTGTTCCTCGGCGATAGTCTTCAGGCACCACGTCCCAATCACCTCGCCATAGCCCGTGGTCAGGGTCAGCGGCTGAAGCCTGGCGCCGATGGTGCGCAACGTGTCGAGCTGCTTGAGCCCACCCTTGAAGCCCGGGTAGATCGTGCCCTTGAGCGTGAGCTTTTCCTCACCCATCCCGATGGCCTGCTGCGCCGGGCGGCGCGACAGGCGCTCCTGGGAAGCCCAGCGGAATTCGGTCGAACGACTCAGCTCGTCGAAAGCCGCCGTGTCCAGGTTGAAATAGTAGGGCTGTACCTTGGGGTCGCGCGGCTGGATGATCAGCAAATGCGGGAACGTCTTCACCGCCTCGGGGGCCGGCGTGGCATCCACGGCAAAGGAACTGGTGGGTACGATGTTGGCCAACGACGGACTGACCTTGCCGGCGATGTTGTTGATCGCCGTCGCCGCCTTGCCCGCCTGTTCCTTCAGCGTCCCCAACCGCTCCTGAACTTCGGCGGCCGCCCGGGTCGCCCGGCCGTAAACCGCCGCCACCTGACCGACCTTGGCCTGTGCCGCGTCGACGCCGCGCATCACCCGCTGAAGCTTGGCGCCGATCGCCGGCCCCACGAACGGGATGTTTTCCAGCTCGGACGCCGCGCCAGTGATTTCACTGATCGCGCCGTTGACCGGGCCGAGCATGCTTTCCGCACTGCGTCGCCCCGCCTCCCCGGCTTCGACCAAGTACTTGAGCCCCCCTTGCAACTGTTCCATATACGCCATGCGGCCTCCTTACAGGTGGGGTTCGTCATACAGCTTCGCTGCGTTCTGTTTCGCGGCGTCCGCCATCATCCGCTGCATGTGCGGCATCAGATCCTGCGCCAAGCGTTGCGGGTCTTTGACATCCCCTTGCACCGTGACCGGCATGCTCAGCGAGTACTGAAACTGCTGATCCACTTTGGTCGGTGCCGGCTTCTCCGGTTCCTTGGGCTGGATCGCCACGGCCGCTGGCTTGGGCGGCGCCTGTACGGCCATGGCGCGAGCGACGTCGCCCAGCACTGGCCCTTGCGGGGCCGGCGCCTGAGCCATCAGCAACGCGCCGGAACCGTTCGCCTTATTGCCCGGATCGGGCGCCCCATTGAGCGGCTGGGTCAGGGTGGCCAAGCTGGGAACCGCCGGACCAGGGCGAGGCGCCATCAGCAGCGGCGCCGGCTTGGTTTCCGGTTTTGCCTCGGGCTTTTCATCTTCGCCACCAAACACCGACTTACCCACGGAGCCGCCCAACATCTGGCCGCCCTGACTGCCGAGGTAGGCACCAATCAAGCCACCAATGGCTGTGCCGATAATCGGCACCACCGAACCAATGGCCGCACCGGCCGCCGCGCCGGCCATGGTGCCCGCCAGATTGCCGGCAGCCGCGCCATAACCCTCGGCCTGTTCGCCCTGGGTCTTGGCATTCTTATAGGTTTCGAACGCCATGGCGCCAGCGTCCAGCAGCGCGCCGCCGGGAATCATCTTGGCGGCTTTGCCGATCTTGCCAACTGCCTGCACCACCCCGCCCAGCCGGGCCATCGCCGCGGCCGGAACTGGTACCGGTGGAATCGGCGGACGCGGCACAGGGACCGGCGGCCGAGACCCCGGAATCGGCGAGCGCGGCACAGGGACCGGCGGCCGAGGCCCCGGAATCGGCGAACGCGGCACAGGGACCGGCGGCCGAGGCCCCGGAATCGGCGAACGCGGCACAGGGACCGGCGGCCGTGCCCCGGGAATAGACGAGCGCGAAGAACTACCCGGCCGAGTCAACGGCCGACGGCGCGAAGCGGTGCGCCTTGACCCGCGTCCACGCCGGCGCGCTTCCCCAGGGCCTTCAGCTGCGCCGCCCAGGGCTCCCGCGTTGACCACGAAAACCTTCTTGACACCGTCGTCATCCGATCCCGACTCGTCGCCGCCTGAGGCGACGTCTTTCACAATCGAAACCACTTTGAGGCCGGTCGCGATCACATCGAATTCACCGGGCTTTTTGTCGCCCTTGCCGTCCGCTTGATCCTCGGCGCCCTCGGCCCCCTTGCCCGTGAAAGCCGCCACCGCCTTGAGCCCGGCTTCCACCAGCGACAGCGCCTTGCCGGCCTTGCCCTTGGGCGCCGAGCCTTCGCCGTCACCGCCCCCATCCTCGGAGTTGGTGACAAAGACCTTTTGCACCGCGCCGGCCTTGCCACCACCCAGCGAACCGCGCGCCAGGTTGAACAGCCCTTTACCCATCTTGAACGAACTTAACAGGCCCGTGAGCGTGACCAATCCACCACCGACCAACGCGATCCCCGTCACCACCCCCGGCGCGCTGTCAGACAGCGCGGTAATGCCCTTGGTGACTTTGGTCAGCGTCTCGGCCACGGTATCCGTGACCGGGCGCAGCGCGTCCCCCACGCTACGCATGGCGTCATCCATCGACTGGGCCATCTCGGCCCACTTCTGCGATGACGACTCACGCCGCTCGGCGAGGTTTTTATCGAGGATCCCGGTCGCCTCGCGCGAGTCGTTTTTAAGCTGGCTGTACAGCGCCTTGTTCTGCATGAACGCCGACAGCGCGGCCTTGACCTGCATGTCAGCGAACAGGTCGCCAGTGCGCAGGGATTCTTCCAGCGAGGCCATCATGGCCTTGGCCTTTTCAGGATCGGCTTGCTCGCTGATTTTTGCCGTGGCCTCGGCCATGGCCGCCGCACGCTTCGGATCGGTCGCCTGAATGTATTTCTGAGCCAGCGCCATACTGGTTTCGAGCGTCGACATACCGTTTTGCAAACCGGTCTGCATCGATCCCTTGTAATCAATACCGGCTTTTTCGTAGGCCTTGACCGTGTCGGTCGAGCCGATTTTACCCATCCAGTTTTTCAGGTTGTTGGCCGCTTCGTCCGAACTGCCTGCCTGCTTCATCTGGACCTGCAACATGGCGCCCAATTGCGTCACCGCATCCAAGCCGGTGATGCCGTTGCTGGCCATGTTAGCCAGCAACTCCGGGAACCACTTGGCCATGTCGGCCGCCTCAAAGCTGCCCGCCTGTCCTTGGTAGGCGATCGCTTCAAGCGCCTGCTGCATCTGTTTGGGGTCGGTGATCTTGGCGTTCTGTCCCAGGGCGTTGATCATCTTCGCCGTGTCGACACCGCTGGATCCCTGCCCCACGACAAACTTAGCCGCGACAGGCGCGTACTCCAGCGCCTTGCTCAGGTCCATACCGGCGCCGACCAACTGATTGACCACGTCGGCCACATCGTTGCGCGCCATACCGGTGTCGCGCGAGGTGTCGATGATCTTGCGCGACATCTCCTGTTCTTGCGGCTTGTTGGCAATGCCGGCCTTGATCGCGATATCTCGCACAATCGCCCCGAAGTCCGCGCTGACCTTCGTGGGCACCGCCAGGGCGCCGATACCGACCACCGCTGCACCGACCGCGCCTTTCATGCCAGCCTTGCCCGCATCAAGCTGCTGGTGCCCCTTGGCCTTCAGCTCGGCTTTATTGGCCGCCTGCCCCATGGCCCGATAGGACTTCTCCAGACGCCCGACTTCGACGCCCTGCTTTTTCAAGCTGTCCAGATTGGAGTTCAAACGGTTGAGTAATTTGGACGCACCGGCCGCGCCGGTGTCGTGAGCCTTCTTCCATTCTTCGCGCAGGCGGATGGTGTCGCCGATCGCACGCTGCAGCACACGCGCCTTGGCACCTTCCGCCTCGAGGCGTTTGATCCGCCCCGTCACGTCCTTGAACGCGGTACCGACCGAAGAACTGACGGCACCACCGATCACTAGCCCGAGGGCGAGTTTGTTCGCCATGTCATGGCCCCCATTTGCACAGCCTTACCGAAGGCGGCTCAATCCGTGAGCCACCACACCATCTCAGCAAACGGCATCGACTGAATCTCAGCGGCGGAAAATCCGGTTTCCGCCGCCAGACGTTTCGCGGCCATTTTTATGACGCCGGGGTCAAACCCCGTTGTCTTGGTCCATACGAAAATAGCCGGCCTGTAGACGGTTAAAATCCACCAACTTCAGGCCCTCCAGATCCGCGACAGGCGCACCGGCCAACGCGGCAAACAACACCAGCTCGCGCTGCTCGTCATCGCCGCCCGCGTCACGATTCGCCGAACGAACGTCGCGCACGGTCGGGGAACGCAGGACCAACTTGTCGACCGTGACGCCGTTGATATGGCTCGGGCACGACAACGTGACCTGCACGTTATCGGTAGTGATCGACAACCACGCCGGCATCGATGTCGAGTAATCGGTATCAGGCGCCAGGCGCGAATAGGCCGCCTGCACACGGCGATAGTCCACTAGCTTGAGGCCTTCCAGATCCTTCAGACCCACCTCGGCCAAGCCCGCGAACAACATCATCTCGCGCTGTTCGTCGTCGCCGTTAGAGGCACGGTCGGCCGCCCGAACTTCGCGCACGGTCGGGGCCCGCAAGGTCAACGTCTCGACCTTGATCCCGTTGGCATCGCTGGGACGCGAGAGGGTCACGACGGCGCTCTCAGCGGTGACCGCCAGCCACGCTGGCAGTTCTTTATCAGTTGCTTTCATCTGGATCTATTCCCTTACATGCCGAGCGCGGTGCGCACTTCGATGAGTTGGTCTTTACCGTCGATCACCTGAATCCCGGCGACCATGTCGATCTCGTAAATCAGGCGCCCGTCGATTTCGAGCTTGTAGTACGTGACTGCAATGGCGTGTTTGATCTCGGCCGGATCACCGGCTTTCCAGTCGCCCAGGTCGACCTCTTTGAGCCGCCCGCGCAGGGTGGCGACCACCGCTGTCACGGCGCCCTTTTGCCCCTTGAAGGCGCCACGGAAAGCCGCATTGAACGCCGTGCCATCGGCCAGACCGAAGTACTTCAACGACTCACGGCGCACGCCCTTGGTGACAAAGGCCGCCTCCATTTTTTCCAGGCCCTGATCCATTTCGATGGCACCGGCCATGCCGCCAGCGCGATACTCGTCGGTCTTGTTGGTCAGCTTGGGCAGCGTCAGGCTCGGCACGTCGCCGGAGAAGTTCACGCCGTCGACAAACAGGTTCGTGTTAAACAAAGTTTGAGGAATCATTGGCTAGGCCCCTTAGGCAGTTTCAAGAATTTCGGTCATAAACTGATCGGTGACCTCGAAAAGGAAATTCGGGTTTTCGGCCGGCGGCACGTCGGTGAAGCGAATGCGCCAATACACTTTGCCCTGGGCGATTTGGCTGGCCGTGTTCAGCTCGGTGTCCGGGAACACTTCGAAGTTGATAATTGCGCCCTGGGCTTTCAGGTCGCGCATGAACGCACTCAGGCCGTTCGTCACATCACCGACGTAGGTCTTGGTGATCGAGCGGTCAACGGCCCATTTGTGGCCGGCCTGCACGGCATCCATGAGGATGAACAGCGTGCGTACGCGGGTGACGAACGCCCATTTCGGATCGCTGGACAGCGTGCGGTTGCCCCACAGGCGATAACCGTCGTCGCGGATGATCGTCGCGATATTGGCGTTGTTCAGCAGGTTGGCCCGGCACGTCTCATCGCCGTCCAGGTACTCGACGGCCCGGGTCGTTCCGGTGATGCCGACAAACTCCTTGTTCGACGGCGACGCCCAGAAGCCGTACTCAGCATCGGTCCAGGCAAACAATCCCGCCGCCCAGGCCGAGCCCGGGGCATCGACCGTCTGGCTCAGACCGGTGTCCCAGTACTGCACGCCCGGGTCAACCATGAACAGGTTGCGACTGCCGAAGTTCTCGGCGTAGGCCATGGCGGCCTCATCCGTAGTGCCAGGCCCGTCGATAATGCCGATGGCGCGCAGCTTCTGCGCCAAGCCATCGAGCGCGGTGGCCACCGCCTGAGTGGCCGTGTGCCCCGGCGCGATCAACAGCCGCGGCTGAGCGTTAAACAGGCTTTTGCCATCGAGCAAGGCCTGAAGGCCGGTGCGCTGACCGGAAGCCAGAACCCCGCCAATGATCGCCGAGGTTTGCAGCGCCGCGTCTTCCAGCTTCGGCACACCGATGGCGACGATCACCGCCTTGGCCTTGGTGTAGATCGCCCGACAGGCCTTGGTGATCGCCGAATCGGCGCCGAAGGCGGCAATGGCTTCGCGCTCGGTGGTGATCAACTTCAGCTCGCCGGCCAGCGCCGTACCGCCGCCGAGGATGCCCGGGGTGAAGGTGTCGCACAGTCCGATAATGGAAGACGACGGCAAGGAAATGGTGCGCGCGCCGGTCTTGATATCGGTGGTCGTAACGCCGTGAAAGAAACTCATAAAGCTCAATCTCCAGAAACGAAAAAGCCCCGCATAAGCGAGGCTGTGAGGGATGTTCGTGTTACGCGTAACGGAAAAGAAAACGCCCCGGGTTACGGGGCGTTTAAGCGGGGGTAGTGGCCGCTGACGGCGGTGGCTCTTCGAAGCCTTGCGCCTCAAGCCAGGCCGCCACAGCGGTATCGTTCGGGCTGGCCGGCCAGTCACCTGGCGTCAGCTCTGCGCCCGGCTCGACGCGGTTCAAATAAACGCCGTAGACCTTCCAGGCCTTCAGCGCTTCAACCTCGGCGGGCGTGGCCATTTTAAGATCGACCGCGTTTTGTAGGGTGCTGATCAGGCTGGCGCTGTACTGCCCCAGCAGCGACTTTTTGCGCACAGCGATTTGTGTCAGCGCGGCCGCCTGGGCCGCTTCGTCCAACACCCATTCGTCCTCGATCCACTCGTCAAACTCGGAACTGGGGGCCTCCAGCGTCCATTCCGAGGGCAGTTCCCCGAGGGCACTCCACACGACGAAATCACCTGTCGTGATGGTGCTGTAGACCGTCAAGCCGCGATGGTCGGCCACATGCTGCCAAGCCGCCCCGTCTTCTGTGCGGATGGCCGCAAAACCCGATTTAAGCTCGGGTGGC